TACATTGGCTACACCTGTTCTTGCTGGTCTCGGTACTACTACTAAGCAGTTTAGTAGCTGTGTGCTTATCAGTAGCGATGATACTCTGGACAGCATCTTCGCTTCTGGTGAAATGATGGCCAAATATGCTAGCAAACGTGCCGGCATAGGATTAGAAATTGGTCGCATACGTCCTCTCGGTGCTCCTATTCGTAATGGTGAAATTAAACATACAGGAATGATTCCTTTTTTAAAGAAATGGTTTGCTGATCTACGTAGTTGTAGTCAAGGTGGTATTCGCAATGCAAGTTGTACCGTGACATTCCCAGTGTGGCATTATCAATTTGAAGATCTTATTGTATTGAAAAACAATCAAGGTACTGAAGAAACTCGCGTTCGCCAAATGGACTATAGTGTAGTAGTTAATAAAATGTTTTGGAATCGTTATAAAAATGGACAAACAATGAGTTTGTTTGATCCGCATGATGTTCCAGATCTTTACGAAGCCTATTATCGTGATAGTGAAGAATTTGAACAACTATACTTAAATTATGAAAAGCATCCGACAATTAAAAAGAAAGTCGTATCAGCAGATGAAATATTCAAAAACGGAATTCTTAAAGAAAGAACTGATACGGGGAGAATTTATCTTGTCAATATCGACAACGTCATTAATCAGGGGCCGTTTGATACACGCCTGGACCCTATATATCAATCAAATCTATGCCAAGAGATACTTTTACCCACCCGTCCTTTCCAGAGAATTGAAGATCCAGAGGGGCGCATTGCTCTTTGCACTCTTGGCAGTATAAACTGGGGTGCGTTCCGCAACCCTCAAGAGATGCGAAAGGCTTGCCGTGTGCTAGTTCGCAGTCTAAGTAATCTACTAAGCTATCAAGACTTCCTAAGCATACAAAGTAAATTAGCCAACGAAGATTTTGAACCTCTTGGCGTTGGCATTACTAACTTAGCTTACTGGCACGCTCGTAAAAGTTTCAAGTACGGTGAACCAGAAGCATTGGCTGAAGCTAAACGCTGGATGGAACATCAAGCATATTACCTTACCGAAGCAAGTGTAGAACTGGCCCAAGAGCGCGGCCCATGTAAGCGTAGCGAATACACCTACTACGGTAAGGGAGTATTTCCTTGGGAACGCAGAGCCAAAGGTGTTAATGAACTAACAGACTTTACTCCTAGCCTAGATTGGGAACCACTACGTGAGCGTATGAAGAAATATGGAATTCGTAATGCTACACTCATGGCAGTTGCTCCCGTTGAATCTAGTAGTGTTGTACTGAACAGTACCAACGGTATTGAAATGCCTATGGAACTTATTAGTGTTAAAGAAAGTAAGGCAGGTTCATTTACACAGGTAGTTCCAGAATATAAACGTCTAAAGAACCGCTATCAACTAATGTGGGAACAGACTGATTGTGTCGATTACTTAAAGACATCGGCAGTATTGGCAGCATACATTGATCAAAGTCTAAGCACTAATACATTCTATAGTCCAAGACATTTTAAAGATGGTAAGGTACCGGGAACATTGATTGCTAAGAATTTAATGTTGGCTTACAAATGGGGATTGAAAACAATATATTATAGCCTCATTGACAAGGTGGGTAGTAAGAATATATTAATGACTCAAAGTGATAGATTAGTAGCACTAGAACCTGTCACTATATATAGTGAAGATGAAGACTGCGAGGCATGTAAATTATGATAACAATCGGATTAATGGGTGTTGGTAGTGATAATACATTATACACACCCAGTGGTAAAAAAATATGCCGTGTGCCCGGATGGATGGCATGGCGTATACAACGCATCCAACATTGGATCGCGATAAGGACCTGGAAATGAGCAAAGAACAATACAATTTATCAAAACAAACAAACTATCTAAAACGTAAAATGTTTTTGGATACAGAAGGTCCAGTTACTGTACAACGATTTGAAGAAGTTAAATATCCCAAACTTACAAAGTTTGAAGAACTAGCTCGCGGTTTCTTTTGGGTACCAGAAGAGGTCAGTTTAACCAAAGATAAGATGGATCACAAGGATGCTAGTGATGCAGTTAAACATATATTCACCAGTAATCTACTAAGACAAACTGCTCTAGATAGTATTCAAGGTCGTGCTCCTAGTCAAATCTTTAGTCCGGTAATCAGCATACCGGAACTTGAAGCACTTGTAAGCAACTGGAGTTTCTTTGAAACAAACATACATAGCAAGAGTTATAGTCACATCATACGTAATGTGTATAGTGTGCCTAAAGAAGAATTTAACAAAATCCACGACACTAAAGAAATTGTAGAGATGTCTGCTAGCATAGGTAGATATTATGATAAACTACATGAACTAAATTGTTTTAAAGAACTTAATCCAAAAACAGTTAGTGAAGAAACACATATCAAGGCAATTTGGCTAGCACTAAATGCTAGTTATGCATTAGAAGCATTCCGCTTTATGGTATCATTTGCTACAAGTTTGGCCATGGTTGAAAATAAAATTTATATTGGAAATGGAAACATTATCAGTTTAATTCTACAAGATGAATTGTTACATGCTGAATGGACTGCCTGGCTAATCAACACAGTGGTAAAAGATGATGAACGTTTTGCCAAAGTGGTAGAAGAATGCAGAGAAGAAGTATATGCTATGTATATGGAAGTTATAGAAGAAGAAAAAGCATGGGCTGACTATCTATTTAAGAAAGGTCCAGTTATTGGACTTAACGCTACTATTTTAAAAGACTTTGTAGATTATACAGCATTTACACGTTTAAAAGATATTGGCATTAAGTATGCTGAAGAACATCCAAGATCAAGTCCTATTCCATGGTTCAACAAGCATGTTAATATTGGTAAGAAGCAAAGTGCTTTACAGGAAACTGAAAGTACAAACTATGTTATCGGAGTAATGAGTGATAGTGTTATGTATGACGAATTGCCGGATCTATAATGTCTACCGAAGCAGATAAAATTAAAAAACTTGAACAATTAGTTGAACAATTGATTAAACAGAATCAAGAGTTAAACCAACGTATTAGTTTGTTAGAAAGAGAAAACAACCGCAGACGCGGAGAGGTTAGTCAAATAACCTCAGTAATTAATAGAAGAGGATAATAAAAATGAAAGCAATATTATGGAGTAAGTATCACTGCCCCTACTGTGATCAAGCACACGCATTACTAAAATCTAAAGGTTACCAAATTGAAGAACGTAAAATTGGTGATGGATATACTAGAGAAGAGTTGTTAGAAGAAGTACCTAATGCTCGTAGTGTTCCACAAATCTTTATTGAAGGTGCTCATGTTGGTGGGTTCAATGAACTCAAGGAGTATTTAAAATGAGTCTTTATAAAGATGCTGCCCAACAATATTCTGATTATTATATAAGTGAATATGATACAGTTACATTGAATACAACACATATACCGTCATTGACTGCAAATTCTATTAATTCAATTGGAACCAGCGCAGGTATGAATGGAACATATAGTGTAGGTGCCAACGGCACTAGCGGCTCAAACTGGATAACAACTAACAGCAGCCAATCATCATTGAATGTAAAAGGTGATGCAGAGTTCGAAGGCAAGGTTAAAGTAAATGGTCAAGATCTCGGCGAGTTTATGGAAACAATCTCCCGTCGTCTTGCTATACTTGTACCAGACCCAGAAAAATTAGAACACTTCGAAGCGTTAAAGAAAGCATATAATCATTACAAGACCCTTGAGGCTTTATGCGAACTACCCAATGAGTCAAACGAATAGTATGATTGATTGTGTTAAGTTTCCTATAATAATAGTAGCAAGTCCTAGAACAGGTAGTACTGTTCTTGCAAAATACTTAAAAAGTAAGTACGATAATTTAACGTTATTTGATGAACCTTATCAACAATATAAAAATGAATTTTTAAATTTTTCTAAAACTAGATCAGATTATATTTTGAAATTTCATCCGGGATTAGATGAATATCCAAAAGAACTTTTTGCAGATGCAACATTGATAAGAATAAGTAGAAAAAATTTAATAGAACAAATTTCTAGTTGGTATGTTGCCCAGATGAGAGGATTTTACTCATATGACAAGTTGGATATTTTAAAATTAGAAGAATTTGCCAATACTTCTGTTGTAATAGATATTAATATTTTAAAAAAAGCAGTTAGGACGCAAAAACAATATAACAATGCACTAACTGATTTAAATTTAAATTATGATTACGATTTATATTACGAGGATCTTCCCAATTTAACTAATTCGATAATTACTCCTAAACCAACAAATTATGAATATATACAAAAACTTGTAGAACAACACATTTAAATAAAAGGAATAAAATGTTAATAGAAAGAGGATTTACTAGTGCCGATGTTGTTAGTTTAAAACTAATCAATGGTGAGGAATTGATTGCACGTTTTGAAAGCGAAACAGCAGATGAAGTTAAAATTATCAAACCATTGTGTGTTACACTAAATGGTCAGGGTGTTGGATTAATGCCTTGGATGTTTCTAGGCAATGGCAAAGAAGTAACTTTAAAAAAATCACATATATTTGCTATGATGACTAGCAAGCATGAAGCCGCCGATCAATATAGAGATAGTACTACTGATATAGCATTGCGATAAATATTATCCAAGGGGATAATATATGGCGGCAGATCAGCCGGTGGCTAGAATTGGTGATTCAACAACTACAGGGCACGGATGTGATTCTGTAACAACTATAACTGAGCCATTGGGCGGCAAGAAGAAAGTTTTTGCAAATAGTCTAGGAATAGAATGTCTAGGTGATCCCACTGTAAGCCATCTTGTTCCAGCAGGAATATGTGTTCCTCATGTGGAATATATTCATGCTGGTTCTGATAGTGTTTTTATTGCCAATATTCCTGTTGCTAGAGTTACTGATTCTACAGATGCTGGTGAGATAATATCAGGAAGCCCAAATGTGTTTGTAGGTAAAGCACACGGTACTTTTGGAATATCATCGATATCTGCTGCGATTACTATTCCAGCCGGCGATCAGACTGCGGCAGAAACATTAGTAAACAATTATGTTGCTGCTCAAACAACAAATCCCGGACAACCGAGTTCTTATTATAAACCAGAAGCAGCC